AAGGGATGAAGGTTTGCCTTGTATCTCCTGTGGAAGCAACAACGGAAATCAAGCAGGACATTATTTTGCAGTAAAAGGTCATTCCGCATTGAGATTTAACGAATGGAATATACACCTTCAATGTGCTGGATGCAATTGCTATAAACACGGCAACCAAGCAATGTACCGAATTGGGTTAGTAGAAAAGATTGGCGAAAAAGCGGTTAAAGGATTGGAAACAATTGCCAGAGGTGTAAAAGTTTACAAATGGACACGTGCAGAATTAAACGAATTAATTGAAAAATATGGCTAAACTAAATCCATCAGGCAAAGTTTCCTTTGGTAGCAGAAAAAAAGGCAAAGCAAAGAAATCGTATAATAAACACAGTCCTAAACCAAAACCTTACATTGGACAAGGAAGATAAGTTATGAAAGATACCTACGCAAAAAGAGAATATCAATGCAAATGTGGAACTTTAATTGAAAGATACATTTGGCAAAGTCAATTAAAGACATATACTTTAAAATGTAATAAATGCAGTAAAGAATTAGACATTAACAACTTAAAAGTAAAAGTACAATTGCATTCAATTAGAACCGACACAAAAAACCGATAATGCTAGTAAGTCAAATCAAACCAAACCCAAACAATCCTCGTTTAATCAAGGATAATAAGTTTAAACAACTTGTAAAGTCAATCCAAGATTTCCCCCAAATGCTTGAACTCCGCCCAATTGTAATAGATGAGAACAATATGGTACTTGGTGGCAATATGAGGCTAAAGGCTTGTATTGAAGCTGGGTTAACCGATGTTCCTGTATTACACGCTAACAATCTAAGCGAGGAAAAGAAAAAAGAATTTATTGTAAAAGACAACGTTGGATATGGCGAATGGGATTGGGATGACTTAGCAAATAATTGGAACGTAGAAGAATTAACCGATTGGGGGTTAGATATTCCTGACTTTGCCATTAAAACTGCCGAAGCCGAAGAAGATGACTTTGATATACCTGAAGGGGGAAGTCAAACCGATATTGTTTTGGGCGACATCTTTGAAATAGGGCAACATAAACTTTTATGCGGGTCAAGTACCCAAACCGACAATTGGGGTAAAATTTTTGCCTCTGAACTAGCAGATTTGGTAATAACAGACCCACCTTACAATGTATCTTATACAGGAAAGACCAAAGATGCCCTAACTATTCAAAATGATAGTATGGGTGATGGCGACTTTTATCAGTTTTTATACGATTTTTATACCGCTTTAGGTACTTACACAAAAGCAGGTGGTTCTTGGTATGTTTGGCACGCTGATAGCGAAGGTGCTAATTTTAGAAGAGCAATGGCTGATGCTGGTATAATGGTAAAACAATGCCTTATTTGGGTAAAGAATTCAATGGTAATGGGAAGGCAAGATTACCAATGGAAACACGAACCTTGTTTATATGGCTGGAAAGAGGGTGCATCTCATAATTGGTATTCAGATAGAAAACAAACTACAATATTAGAATTTAACCGACCAAACCGAAATGCAGAGCATCCAACTATGAAACCTGTTGAGTTAATTGCATATCAAATAGCAAATAGTTCTAAATCAGGAGATTTGGTTGCAGATGGATTTTTAGGTTCAGGTACAACAATGGTCGCTGCTCATCAATTAGGTCGCAGATGTTATGGCACTGAATTAGACCCAAAATACTGCCAAGTTATTGTAGATAGAATGAGAAAACTTGAACCAACATTAATAATCAAAAAGAACGGAGTAACTTTGCCTTAACAGGCTAAATACAGGCGATATGGCAATACCTAACCAAGAAATAGGACAATTTAAAAAAGGACAATCAGGAAACCCAGCAGGGAAACCTAAAGGAGTTGAACATAGCAAAACAAGACTATTGCGTTTATTACAACTCGTTACTAAAGTGCGTAACCCTGTTACAGGCGAAGATGAGGAGTTTACAATAGCTGAACAGTTAGATATGAAGATAATTGCAAAGGCAATGAAATCAGATTTACGTGCTTATCAAGAAATCCTTGATAGATTAGAAGGCAGAGCAAAACAAACTAACGAAATAGAACTATCAGGTGGTTTGACAGTTAATTGGGATGAAAAGAAAACATACGTTGAAAATAAAGGAAGCCTATAATTTGGGGAGTGGTTAAAACTAAGTATCTTTGTAAAAAAAGATATGAAAGAACTAAAAGGATTTGAGGGTCTTTATTGGATATATCCAAACGGAGACATTTTAACTAAAACTCAATATGGAGTAAAAGGTAGAGAAGCCATCCTAAAACCAGCAACTGATAATAAAGGTTATCGTAGGGTTGGTTTAATGAAAGATGGTAAATTAGTAACAAGAAAAGTACATAGATTAATAGCTGAAAACTTTATACCTAACCCAAGCAATTTGCCACAAGTAAATCATATAAACGCAATCAAAACTGATAATAGAGTTGAAAACCTTGAATGGGTTACTCCAAAGCAAAACACTCAGCATTCAATAATGATGGGTAGATTCTTTTTTTATTCAGGGGAAAATAAACATCTAACTAGAGAACAAGTAATTGAAATTAGAGAAACTTATACTCCAAATGTTATAACAAGAAAAATGTTAGCTGAAGCATACGAAGTATCTGAATGGGTTATAAAAGATATATTACAAAACAAGACATACAAGCAATTTATTTAATGGAACTATCAATAAAACAAACTACTGCCCTTGACCTTCTTGAAGATACTCGCACAAACGAGGTTCTTTTCGGAGGCGGGGCAGGTTGAGGCGGAGGTAAGACCGCACTCGGTTGCTATTGGCAACTGAAACAAAGACTAAAATACCCCAACACAAGAGGTTTAATTGGTCGTGCCGTATTGAAAACCCTCAAAGAAACTACCCTTGTTTCGTTCTTCCAAATAGCTAAAATGCAAGGACTTCAAAGCGGTTTACATTACAAGTACAACGCACAAATGAGCCAAATAGACTTTACTAACGGCTCAACAATACTACTCAAAGACCTTTATTCTTATCCATCCGACCCAAACTTTGATGAATTGGGTTCATTAGAAATTACCGATGCTTTCATTGATGAAGCAAACCAAGTTGATGACAAAGCAAGAAACATTATCAAATCAAGGATAAGATTTCAGTTGGACCAAAACGAATTAGTACCTAAAATACTTTACACTTGCAACCCTGCAAAGAATTGGACATACTCGGAGTTCTACAAACCCCAGCAAGATGGTTCAATAGGAAACAATAAAAGATTTATTGCTTCGTTAATAGATGACAATCCTTTTATCTCAAAGCATTATAAAGAAAACCTTTTAACCCTTGATACAGTTTCAAAGGAACGTTTGCTTATGGGTAATTGGGAATATTCTAACGACCCAACACAACTTATAGACTATGATAACATTCTTAACTCGTTCACTAATTCTTTTGTATCTAACGGCAATCCTTTTATTACTTGCGATGTGGCACGTTTTGGAAGTGATACTACTGTTATTGGTTTATGGAGTGGCTTCCGTGTTAAATTCCATCAGTATTCAGGCAAAACGGTTGTGGAAGTGGCTGACCTCATAAAAGGTTTACAATTAGAAAACAAAGTACCCCTTTTAAATATTGTAGTCGATGAAGATGGTGTTGGAGGCGGTGTCGTGGATATTCTGCGTTGCAAAGGATTTGTCAATAATAGCACGGCTTTAAAGAATCCTGTTACACACAATAAGGAAAACTTTGACAACCTTAAATCTCAATGCTATTTTAAATTAGCAGAGTTAATGAACAAGAATGAAATCTACATTCAAGCCGATGGGAGACAAAAGCAACAAATCATTGAGGAACTAGAACAAGTAAAACAAAAGTCGGTTGATAATGATTCAAGCAAAGGAATAATACCAAAAGACAAAGTAAAGGCATTGATTGGTCGTTCTCCTGACTTTTCGGATTGTTTGGCTATGAGAATGTATTTTGAATTTACCCCTAAATTCGTTGTAAGTGTTTTCTAATATAAAAATATTAACTTTGTTTAAATTCTTTTAATATGGGTTTACTTGACTTCTTCCAAAAGAAGAAAATTTCTGCCGTTAAGCCTTTGCAGTCCGTTTTACCAATGACTGGTCCTTTGGGTTCTAGTGTTGCGATTAATAGAGGAATTGTAACGTGGCAAGGTGCGGATGCTCAAAGTTTTGTTAATGATGGATATTGTTCTAATGATATTGTTTATTCAATCGTTAAACTTATTACCGATAAAGCAAAACTTGCTCCATTTAGTGTTTACAAAGTAATTAACGAACCAGCTGCAAAGAAATACAAGGCTTTAATGAGCCAACCTGACAAGATTACCAATTGGAAAACAATACTTGAATTAAGAACTAAAGCATTTGAAGAATATACAGGCGACTTAAGATTGAACGAATTGCTTAAGCATCCCAACGATGAAGATTCTTGGGCAGATATAGTTGAACAATGGTGTGCTTTTAAATTAATTACAGGTAATTCTTTTGTATATGGTCGTTTGATTGAAGCAGGTGCAAATATGGGCAAACCTTTGTCTATTAATGTACTTCCTGCTCAATATATGGCTATCATAGCAAACGTAGAGGTGTTTCCTCCTGTTGTTGCTGGATATCAACTTTACTTCGGTAAGTTATGGTCATTCAAAAGAGAAGAAATATTACACGATAAATACTTCAACCCACAATGGAATATAACAGGGAATCAATTATATGGTCAGTCTCCGTTGAAAGCAGCCTCACGAACTTTAACACGTTCCAACGAAGCGAAAACCGCAGCAGTATCGGCATTCCAAAATGGTGGACCTGCTGGAGTTCTATTTATGAATGATGATAGATTTGACCCAATTAGCGGAGCAGCACAAGCACAAGCATTAAAGAAATCAGTTAGCGAAAAGGCAGGAGCAGCAAACTTTAATCAAATAGCCGTTTCAGGTTATAAGGTAGATTGGAAAGAAATTGGTTTATCTCCTGTTGAATTAGGAATCCTTGAATCAGAGAAGTGGGATATGATTTCACTTTGTAATGTTTTTGGTGTACCAAGTCAGTTGATGAATGATTCAATGAACAAAACGTACAACAATCAAATGGAAGGCGAAAAGGCTTTAACATTACGTTGTGCAATTCCTTTGCTTAATGAAATCCGTGATGACTTCAATAAGAAACTACATACCGATTGGGGATATGCAAACCAACAAGATGTATATGTTGATTATGACTTAACAGTATATCAAGAATTAGAAGCAAATAAAGTACAACAAGTTGATTGGTTGGATAAGGCTTGGTGGTTAACACCAATTCAAAAATATGAGGAAATGGGTATTCACGTTCCTGATGAATTAAGAGAAGAATTAAGCAAAGTTTACATTCCTTCTAACCTTCAACCATTAGACACTTACCAACCGATACAATTACCTAAAAATTTAGATGACTTATTAAATACAAAATAATGAAAGAAATAAAAGAGTTTGAAAATCAAATCGCACAATTAGAAAAGCAATTTAAAGCATTTAGCGATGTAGAAATGTCTGCAACCGAAAACGCAATTATGGGTGTTGAACCTGTTGAGAACGAACCAATGGAAGATACTCCAATGGATAACTTTGTTGACTTGGTTTATTGTTTAAAGCAATCTAACGAACAAGCAATTGTGTTCCATCATCAAACAACTTCATTCTCTTGTCATAAGGCAATGGATAATTACTACTCTTCAATCGTAGGTTTAATAGATGGTTTAGTTGAATCAGTTAGTGGTATATATGGCAGACCAATGGGATATGAATTAGTAAATCCTGTGGACTATCAAAGCGTTGAACAAGTACAAGCATACTTTCAAGCATTATATGCTGAAGTTCAAAGCGAAAGACAAGTAACGTTTCAAGAAAGCTGGATTCAAAACCAAATTGATGGCATAGCAGAATTAATTGCTGAAACTCTTTACCTTTTAACATTGAAATAATGAATCATTTTGATAAGTTTATTGCATTGGCAGAAGAACTAAAAATGCAATTAAAGAAAACAACAGGAATGAATAAGTCAGGTGTAAGCCACGCAAATTCATTGGTAAGCGAAGGAAAGATTGTAAAACCTTCATCTTGGAACGCACCAAG